ATGTTGACCAAGCTACAGGACAGTTGGTCACCAGCACATCAAGTGCAACACGAAATGCTATCCAACAACAACTTGATAATGCTACTCAAGAAAGAGATGAAATATCATCCAGAATTGAGGAGGCAACGGATAGTATTACATCACTAGACATACAACGAATTGACCTAGAAGCAAACAACGAAGTGGCTGCCGAAATCGGTCCACTCCGTTATCTTTCCAATCTTACAGGTTGGTCAATGGACAAGGTGGTCAATATATTTGCACTCTTAATTGTCTTTGTTTTTGACCCATTAGCAGTATCATTGGTCATTGGATATAATCGTCTATCATTAATGAAAACAACGGTCAAAGATGAAAAGAAGTATGAAATTTATAAAGACGTTGAAGAAAACTATACAAAGGAACAAGTTACAAATCAAATTGTAACAGAAGAATCTGAACCACTTGACAATACAGAGGAAGATGTGTTATATTTAGAGAGTAAGCCAGAAGTAGACTTTAAACCACCTGTTAGAAACAACTGGGGAATCTCTAGACAACCATAATATGACTAATTTGGGTTATTGTTGTATAAATCTTACTCTTGCTAACGAAGGTATCAAAACTTCTCGTAGCATGATTCAACGCACCTTCAGAGCCAAAGGCATCAAGTATGCCTCTGAATTGGCGCTTGAAAATGTGTGTGATTTACATAAAATTATTACTTGGAATATTCAGAACAATGTGAGACTATATCGTATTACTTCTGACCTATTCCCGTGGGAAACCGAATACCAGATAGAAGACCTGCCAGACCAACATAAGATAATTAATAAATTACGAGAGATTGGGCAGTTGATTAAACTATCTGGTATTCGTGTATCCTTTCATCCTAGTCACTTTGTCAAGTTGGGTTCTGAACGCGAGTCGGTCATTCAAAACTCTATTCATAACATTGACCATCACGCAAAAATCTTTGACCTTATGGAACTACCTAAGACATATGAGTATCCTATCAATATTCATATCGGTTCCAAAGGTTCCAGTAAGGAACAAACTATCAAGCGTTTTCTCAACAGCATTGACCAACTCTCCGATTCTGCTCGGTCACGCCTCGTAGTTGAGAACGACGACAAAGCCTCTCTATATTCGGTCAAACAACTATGTGATATCCTAGACGATACACCTGTTACATTTGACTATTTCCACCATACTTTTCATACCGATGATGTATCTGAGGAAGATGCATTCTTTATGGCGTATGATACTTGGGGTAACCATACACCCCTATTCCACTATTCAGATAGTAAGCGAGAATACGAAGACAACAAGTCCAAAAATACTGCACACGCGGACTATCTTTATAATCCTATCAACACATATGATATGCCCGTTGATATTGATTTAGAAGCTAAATCCAAAGAACTTGCGTTGTTCAAATATTGGAATGATTTTGGTACTTGACATAGGGAGTTGATTATGATAAGTTATTTAGTAACAACAAAAAATGAAGGTAAATGTATAGAAACATTGTTATCTCAAATATTAAAATATATGTCTAATGAAGATGAAATTGTTATAATTGATGATAACTCAACGGACCAAACGACTCTAAATATTTTAGAATCGGTTAAATCAGATAGAGTTCGTATTTTTAAACATGACCTAAATAAAGATTTTGCAAGTCATAAAAACTTTGGTAAAGAACAATGTAATAATAAGTGGATTTTTCAATTGGATGCCGATGAAACGGTTTCGGATTATTTGATGCGGAATATTCACACGTTATTGGAATACAATGAAGAAATAGAACTTTTAGCAGTACCACGGGTCAATATTGTAAATGGATTGACTCAAGAGGATGTAAATAAATGGCGTTGGAGAGTTAATGAAATGGGTTGGGTAATGTGGCCTGACTTCCAAACCAGAATCTTCCAAAACAAGCCAGAAATTAAGTGGAAAAATAAAGTGCATGAAGTCATTACTGGTCATAAAACATTCACCACATTACCAGAAGAAAAAGAATGGGCGCTTTACCACATAAAGGATATTGAAAGACAGAGAGCACAAAATGCCTTATACGATACTATCTAAAATAACACCAACATATACATTTGATGATGTTCAGATTGTTCCACAGTATAGTGAGATTCAATCTCGTTCACATTGTGACACATCTACATTATTGACCGAAAATTATCACATTGATATTCCACTAATCGCTTCGCCAATGGCTTCTATTTGTGAATTTGATATGGCATTCAAGATGTGGCAATTGGGTGGAGTTGGGGTTATTCATAGATTTAATACCATTGATGAACAAGTAGAAATGGTAAGTAAATTAAAGTCCAAACAGAAAGAATTGATTGATATGGGAACTGAGTGGACTAGTTATAGATATACGAATCCTGTTATCGCGGCCGCCATTGGAGCCAAAGAACAGGATATATATAGAGCAAGAGCGTTGGTTGAGGCTGGTGCCAACGTTTTGGTTATAGATATTGCACACGGTCACCATTCATCCACGCGACATACCCTAGAAGAATTAAAGATGTTACGGGAGTCGCCAAACATGGAGTTTGATGTAATCGCAGGAAATATAGCAACCGCCAGAGCAGTTGAAGATTTGGAATACTGGGGAGCTAATGGACTACGAGTTGGAATAGGCGGTGGGTCAGTGTGTGAGACTCGCATTAGAACAGGAGTGGGAATCCCACAGGTTTCGTGTCTTTACGAAACCTCAACTGTCGCGAACACACCCATAATCTCATGTGGTGGAACTCGTTACCCCGGTGATGTGGCTAAAGCATTAGTCGCAGGTGCCTCTTCGGTAATTCTCGGTTCAATGATTTCTGGAACGGATGAAACTCCCGGCGATATTATGCACTTCGGGTCATACGGAAAGAGACAACGAATGAAAATTTACCACGGGTCTGCCAGTGATGTTCAAAAAACTCTCTCCTCAACTGATATGAATAACATTGAGGGAACCGCGGCCATGGTTCCAATGAAGGGTTCTGTTGAGAGAATAGTAAATGAAATTATGGATGGAGTGAGGTCAGCAATGAGTTATGTGGGAGCTAAAACAATTGACGAGTTGTATGTCAATGGCAACTTTGTATCGGTGACCACAAACGGGTTACGAGAGGCGATGCCCCACCTGTTATAATTGTTTCACTTAACAAGGAGTCAGAATGAAAATTAGACTTATGTTAAGCTTTTTAGCAGTAATTAGTTTAAGTAGTTTTACAACAAAAAATAAAATAGAACAACCAATTCCTGTCATAGAGATAGAAGAGGTAATAGTAACTGAACCACCTACGATTCATGAATTACAAGAATTGATGGATGCTATTGGTTACTTTGAAAGTAATAATCGTTATGATATAGTAAACCCACATGGATTCATGGGTAGATATCAGTTTAGTCCAAGAACTGTGGCATATCTTGGGTATGATGTAACTAGGGAGGAGTTTCTAAACAACCCACAGTTGCAAGATAGTGTAATGGTTTCCTATATTAGAGACAATTACAATAGTTTACAAAATTATATTGATGAATATGCATATACCACCCACAATGGACTGTATATTACACCATCGTCTATATTGGCCGGAGCCCATTATGCCGGCGCGGGTGGAATGAAAAAGTTTCTAACTAGTAATAAAGAAACAATTGATTCTAACGGTATGACAATCACAAGGTATATGAAAAAATTTACAGATTATGAAATTAATCTAGAGGAGTTATAAAGTTATGTTTTGGGCATCGCTGGTTACGTCTATTCTTCTCAATGTTGTTTTAATTTATAGTTCATACATTACATTGAAAAAGTTAGAACAATTTGAAGATATTACAGAGGAATATGAGAAACGTATTCTACAATTTTATGAAGAAGTTTCAGAAATATTGGCTATATCTAGAAGTTTAGACAAACGAGAAATGTTTGAAAAAGATGATGAGGTAGGACAACTTTTTGAACAATTAATTGACACCGTTGGTGGTCTAAGGAAGTTAATATATGTCACGGAAGAAACGGACAAAATCTAAGAATAGAGTTTATTGGACACAAGAAACAGAAGACGCCATTATTCGATACAATACAGAACAAGACGAATTATTTAGAGAAAAAATATTTAGGGACCATATATACGAACCACTAGACAAGATGGCCGAAAATATAATTAATCGTTTTAAATTTCCTTATATGGACGGTTCGTTTGAGGATGTTAAAAGTGAGGTTATTTCTTATTTAATTTTAAAGCTCCCAAACTTCACTGAAGAGAAAGGAAAATCGTTCAGTTATTTTTCGGTTGTAGCTAAAAATTATCTAATACTCCAGAATAACAAAAGATACAAAGAAGAAAAACGAACTGTATATTTGTCAGATAAGACTGATGAAAGTTATTCCGTGCAAGACACACTAATTTTGGACCCAAATGAATCCTATCATGAACCAGAACGTGTCGAGTTTATAAAATTATTTGTAAAATATTGGGATGGAAATTTACATCAAATTTTTCCAAAAGACAAAGACTTAGAGATTGGTTATGCAATTTTATTATTATTGAGCAAGTCTGGTCACATCAACAATTTTAATAAAAAGGCAATCTATTTAATGATACGAGATATTACAGATTGTAAGACACAAGATATTACAAAAATCGTAAAAGAACTAAAAGTTATACTTGACCGACAATATAAATACTTTCAAAGAACCGGAAGATTATCCGAATACTTTGGTAAGTAAATAATTATAGTAAATGGAGATTTACTATGGAACAACCAGTATTTGATAATAAAACATTAGCCGATGTTTTTAAAGACATCTATAAAAATACAGAGAGTAAGAGAGAACAAATTAATCAATTTATTCTTAAACTTACACAACTCATTAGAACCCCCGAAGATGCGGCGGTGATAGCTCCCGTCATCAAAGATTTTATGGAGGTCAATGTTAAAAACGACGAACACATTGTTCGTGTCGCTCAAATTGCACAAAGAGCTATGTCTATTGGAGCTAAGGCTTCTTCCTCTACTGACTTATTAACGGAAGAAGAAAAACAACAACTCTTAAACAATATCAGTTTTGAAATTGATGAGTTACAAGAAGAGGCAAAACAGGTCGAAGAAGAATTACAAAACTTGAGAAGTTAATATGAGTAATTTATTCTGGAACCCATCAATATCAGGCAATATAAAATCATTTGGATTATACGCTACCAGTGCTATTGTAATAGATGTAATAATAAACGAGGAACACCCCGACTACGGTAGTGATGGATTTGAAGTAGGACGTATTAGATTCAAATATCTTGATTATGGTGGACATTCATCTACACCCCAAACCTCTTTTTATGCATATCCAATAGAAGTCGGTGTATTAGAATATCCTTTAATTGGTGAAACCGTAATGGTTCAAAAAATTCAAGGAATTCATTTTTATACTAGACGAGTCAATATTAATAAAACTTTACAATTAAATGGGTTTCCAAATATTGTAAATCGTTCAAATGCCCCCAAAACACAACAGAATAGAACCATACAATCTCAACAGGCCAGAGAGGGAATTTTAGCCCAAACAGATGGTGGTGTTCCAGAAGAAAATTTAACAAATGAAAAATATAAGGCCAGACCAAATCTTTATAATTTAAAGAGTTTTGATGGTGACGTAATATTTCAAAATCGTTATGGAGCTACAATACGTCTAGGTTCATCTCAGATGCAAGATGCCTTCAATCAAAAAGTAACGCCAAATTTATCAACCGGGACAAACGTTTTGGGTCCAACAAATTCTGAAAGAAACGATGCGATTATAGTCATGAGGGTTGGTCAGAAAGAAAATTCAAATAAAACCAAAAATACTCCATATGCATTGACTGTAGAGGATATAAATTTGGATTCTTCTTGTTTTGTGATGTCAGAAAAACAAGACATAAATTTTTATTTTTCTTCAAATTTCACAACTCTTGAACAATTAAATGTATTTGATTATAAACCAACTATAAATGATGGAACTGGAAATAATAAAACCACACTATCAGAAAACCAAACAATATTGAATAGTGGAAGATTGGTTTTTAATTCCAAACAAAATGATATTTTATTTTCTTCGAATAGACATCTGTTGATGACATCAAAAGAACATATGGTAGTTGACGGAGGAGACAATATTTATATCAATCCAGTAGGAGGCCAGTTATTTTTAGGAACTATATCCGATATTAATTCCGTAGTTAAATATAATGAACTACGGTCAGTACTGGAAACGATAAAATCTTGTTTAACCATATTAGCTAATAGACCGGGGGTTCCACCCGCCACACAAATTAAAGTTTTGTTAGACATCATGTCTATTCCAACTATAAAAAGCAACCTAGTTAAAATAAGAGACTGAACTATTTATAAGAGAACAATAGGAGTATAGTATGACTAGCAAAGAATTATCAAAATTAATTAGAGAATTTGTTAAAGCAGAAATCCAACATCAAAAGGCCGAAATTATTAAAGAGGTCAAAGCAGAAATGTTTGATATGATGATGTCTTCTAACAAATCACAACTACAAACCGAAACCGTTCAAGCACAATCAACATCAGAAATGACCCGTGCACAGTTAAGAGAAATGTTCACGCAAAAAATGGGAGCGGACACATTCAATTTCAATACACAGAATGTTCAAGTCGCGCCCGCTAAATTGCCTGAGACATTTCAGGGTGGTGCTATAACAGATAAACACCATGATGTATTGGACGCGATGAATAGAGATTATGGTGCGTTAATGAAAAAGATGGGAATCTAGTAAATGGCTAGGGGATTTACATTACCACTTGAAAGAGGAACAGGTGGATATTTTCAAATGTCTGAGACTGTATTAGAACAGGTCAAGAGTAATTTTATTAATTTGATTTTAACAATCCCCGGTGAAAGATTCAATAACCCAACATTTGGTTGTAATATTCATAGATTGGTTTTTGATTTTAATAATGATGACTTCTCTGTCAATGCAAGACAGTCGGTTGAAGACGCAGTTGAACGATGGATGCCTTATCTACAATTAGAGGAATTTGTTTTTCAACCAAACAATGATGACAAAAATAATTATAGAGCAAGTATGTATGTAAAATATAGGTTATCTGAAAATCCTAACTTCAGTGATGAAGTATTGATACAATTTTGAGGATATTAAATGGCGATTAGTAAAACTTCGGCTGTTGTATTATCTGACCAGATAGATAAAAAACAGGTCAAATATTTAAACAAGGATTATTCTGAGTTTAAGAAAAACTTGGTCAACTTTGCTAAGTTTTACTTTCCAGATACCTATCAAGATTTTAGTGACGCGTCTCCCGGTAGTATTTTTATCGACATGGCATCATATATCGGAGATGTTCTTTCATATTATACGGATAATTCATTTAAGGAAAGTTTACTAGCCTATGCAGAAGAACGCGAAAATATAGTAGCAATTGCTCAAGGTTTGGGGTTTAAACCACGATTAACATCTCCTTCGTTCTGTAACGCTACTATTTCCGCTCTAGTTCCGGCTGATAGTGAAGGAAATATGGATACCAGATTTCTTCCACGCCTCGCTCCCGGTTCATCATTTAACGCAACAACACAGTTTGATGCCGGAACATTTTTAACACAAGATATTTGTGATTTCGGTGATTCTACAAACAGAACAGTTCAGGTATTTTCCTTAGATAATGTAACCGGATTGCCTTCTACATTCATAGTTTCTAAAATATGTAAATTAGTGTCCGCAACAGAAAAAACAATTGAATATGTTGTTGGAAATCCAAGTAAATTTTTAAAAATAGAAATTTCTAATAACAATGTTATAGAAGTAGTATCAGTTGTTGATAGTGAAGGAAATACTTGGTATGAAGTAGATAATTTGTCCCAAGACTATCGTTTTGAAGATATATTAACCAACCCACTAGGTTCGACTACTGCTCCGTTATATAGCATAAAATCTGTCAAGGTTAATCGTAGGTTCATCACCAGACTTAACAGAAACAATAAAATAGAACTAGTATTTGGGTCCGGTACAGGTGACTTAGACGATGTGTATGAAAACCCAGATTACAAATCTGTCTATGACCAACAATATCTACAAAACATGACTAATGTTGCATTAGACACATTAAACTTTACAAATAGTAATTCGTTTGGTCTTGCGCCAGGAAATACAACCCTGACTATAAAATATAGAATTTCAAATGGAATTAAATCAAATGTTCCATCTGGAACAATTACACAGATTAACCAATTGACTACACTAAATGAAACCAGAACGTTAAATACATCGGACTTAACCACATTCAATACAATGGTGTCTAGTATAACAGTTATTAATGATGAGCCGGCCAATGGCGGACTAGATTCATTGAGCACAGAACAATTAAGACAAGCTGCCATAGGATTTGTAAACTCTCAAGGTAGAGTTGTAACAACACAAGATTATGAAAAACGTGTATTGTCTATGCCATCTAAGTACGGTGCAATTGCAAAAGCATTTGCTATGAAAGATGCTCAAGTTAGTTCGATTGATGAATTTACAGAAATCGCAAATAGAACGGGAGACACAATTTCAATTGACGATGATATTAGATATGTAAAAGATGACCCCGTTAATAACAATATCAACTTATATGTTCTGGCATATGACAGTGACAAAAAATTAGTTTCATTAAATAATCAAGTTAAGTTTAATTTGAAAAAATTCCTGTCTGGGTATAGAATGATAACGGATAGAATTAATATTCTAGACGCATTTAGAGTTTCTATCGGGGTGAATTATACCATTGTTGTATATAAGGGTTATAATTCATATGAAGTATTAGCAAAATGTTCTGATGAAATTTCTAAGTACTTTAACATTGATAATTGGGAAATAAATCAACCAATATTATTGGACGATTTATTACTACATATTGCTAAAATTGATGGAGTTCAATCGGTTAGTTCAATTGATATTGTAAACAAATATCAACAGAGAGATGGTAGAGACTACGCTCCATATTCATACAATGTATCTGCTACAGGTGGCAACAGAAGTAATAACATTATATATCCTTCGGCAGACCCGTGTATATTTGAGTTACGTTACCCACAAAACGATATCGTAGGGACGGCACTACAATGAGTAGAGTATATTTAGAACCAACCAAAGACGCTAGTATTTATGAAGTATTTAGTACTCTGAATACAGGCTACGACGAGATACTAGAAGTTGGTAAATTGAAAAATGATAGAGAACTTACCAATGGTGCCGTTCGTTCGTTAATACAATTTGATTTGACCGACTTACAAGGAGCTCCCACAACATCTGTGGTTTTCCTTAACTTGACTGTTGCACACGCAGAAAAACTCCGTCAAAATGAAATGATATATATCTGTCAAGTATCAAGTTCTTGGAACGAGGGTTCTGGATACTCAATGCAAACACCATTCGTTTCTGACGATGGCGTGACTTGGAAAATTAAGACAAGTGGTTCTACATGGAACGCCAGTGGAAGTGATTACTTAACAGACATCGTGGTCAGTCAATCTGTAACTGATTTAACCAACGATGAGTTAAGAATAAACGTAACAGACTTGATTGCACCAATGATTTCTGGGTCTTCGTTAACCGATAACTATGGACTAATCATGTTCTTCACAGGCAGTTCAGAAGATGATGTAGATAATGAAGGCAACATCAGATTTTTCTCAAGACAAACACACACAGTACATGAACCAAGATTGGAACTTGCTTGGTCAAACCAAACATTTACAACGGGTTCATTATCGACATTATCAAATTTTGACATTGAGTTAGCGCCAAAGAACTTACGGTCAGAATATACAAAGGGCGATAAAGCAAAACTATATTTTACAGTGAGAGATAAATATCCCGCTAAAACATATACAAATACATCTAGATTTGTTAACAAATATTATCTACCAGTTACTTCACAATTTAACATTGTTGACGCCGGTTCGGGAACAACGGTTGTTCCATTTGATGAATATTCACACGTTGATTGTGACGGAACCGCCTCTTATGTGTTAATTGATACAACGCCATTATACAAGAATAGACACTACGACTTAAAGTTAAAGGTTACTTTGGGTAGTGAGACATTAATAACAAAACCATTTAGGTTTAAAGTCGTATGAGTGACGTAACAGTTGTAACATTAAGAAATGCGAATACATATCTTCCAAGTAGAACAAGGGAAGATGTTCCTGAACGAAATCTGTCGGTGGGAGTTCAATTAACTGGGTCCTTATTGGTTTACCCAACACAAGTAAAAAGAGTGGTGGTAAAAGATACAAGTAACAGAAGATTACAAGCACAATCTTTGCATATACAAACAAATACATTCACCATAATTGAAAGAAATTATAATGAATTATTTTCAGATATAGAATTTACGGAATTATAAAATGCCTAATGCCAAAAATTATAAAGAAAATATATCAACGTTGACGCCCGGTCAAAAAATTGAAAGGGTTGTTATTGATGAAGAGTATGTAATTAAACAAAATAAATCCGGCAAAGATGAATTTTATTATGGATTGGACCTGACCAGAGAATTTGTTGAATTACATTTTTATGTTCCAAATACTGATACTTTGGTATATACTGCAATTGTTCCATTAGACTCTCCACACTTTTTATTTGTAACGGAACAAAATGACACTGATAATATTGCTAATCTTGAGTTGGATTTTTGGACAGAAGGTCCACCTGAAGGTGAGATACAAAATCAGTTCGGACAAAAAATAAGATATTCAAACGCCGACAGTCTTCAGGACACCTATTTATCAGGTCTTCCTTCCGGTGATTATGATGTTATCATAAACTTTTTCGCAGACGAACTTGGAACATATGATGATATTAATTGGAGAATTAAAACTATATCTCCATCAAAAACAGAGATTGTATTACACGCAAACCCCGGTCAAAATGGTTCGGAAACCGTTGATTTTGATGCAAGAATTTCTAGAGATTATGAACAATTTTTACTTCCATCATTATTTTTACCTAAGTTTGGTGAGGCGTTAGACGAAATAGTTGGTGTAGATGATAACGCAGATAGAGTAGAAACCATAAATGATATACAATTGTTTCTAAATCAGTTTCAAAGAGAGAAAATATCTCTTATGGAGTCAAATCTTTCAATTTCATTTAATGAATACTTACAAAATATTTTGGACCATATTTTATACGAAACCAGAACTTTTGCTAATGATGAAATAAGTGGAGAATTATCTGGTGGTGCCAGATACAGAATTCAACAAAATAGACTATATAGACATTTAAACTCAATACTTACACAAATAGTTGGTGAACATGAAATATCATTAAATACCAACGATTCCGGCCCTGTTCCATTTATAGTTAATCTATGAGTATACAAATTCTTAAAAATGGTGCCGATGTCACCAATCAGACGAATAAATTAACCAAAGTATATACCAATGGATATGTTGCCCCAACTGGTGATATTGTAGAAAATTATTCAATTGTGTATTCCCCTGAAGATGGTGAGACTAATATTACTGTAACATTTCCTCCGACCAGAACAGAAACGGAAAGTTTTGAAATTTTATTTGAAACTCCAAACGGAGAATCATTGAATAGTCAAACAATACAACTGGAAGATTTTAATAATAATTCTTATAATTTTACAGTTCGTATTGCAAAATCTGTTGTTGATACGTTGGACGGGGTAATAGCAGAAAATATCTTCAATAGACAGATTTGGATTAATAAAAAATCCTCTTCTACCTCTTACACATTGGGCTATAGATTCGCTCTTGATAAAAATGAATTGTCATTTGAAACATTGGATATTTCTAAAGTTACTGTTGCCGCTCAATTATTTTTAGACCAAGAGGACGGAAACACACAATTGGTTCCTGTTTCAAATATAGCAGAAGCGGATAGAGGACAACTATATAAAGTAGAATACAAACCAAGTTATGCTAACCAAGTTCAAAGAACACAACCAACACTGAGAGGTTTTTCAGACACTACTAGACCAAATTCATTTATAATAGAATTTACAAGAACTAGCACCGCGGGTGATGTTGATGATAATTACGATATTATTTTTAATAAGTCTGGATACAAAGATGGTTTTGGAAATGAGTTGTTAGGAACAAAACAATTATTAAATATTATTAGTGGTCCAATCGTAGTTGAAAAAACAGAATATATAACACGAATGACTCAAGATGGCAGAGAAATTTTCAATGTTTCGTTGGACGCTCCTGAAGGAATAATAGATATATCAGGAATTTCTGTTTCACTATATGAACTCATGTCCGGCACACAAACAATTGGAGCACAGGTCAGACCAGAAGATATTAAAGAATATTATATTGTGGTTGGAGGGTCTGGTGTAGATTTGGGTGGAATAACAATAAATGGTCAAGTGGCTTCGCCAGAATCACTAACTGGGACCAAAAGATTTGGTCCATTCTCGCCGGAACTGCCCGTTGAAATAATTGGAACAATGCAAAATGGTTCAAATGTAGCATCTCTAAAATTAACACATTACGCCTATCTAAATGAAACAAATGTGGACGGAACTCCTATAGCATCACAAATGGATACACAACAAACTATATTTAATATATCTAGGTCCAGTATAGGTGAACCACCACCTCCTATTTTCTGGCCACCAACAAGTCTGTTTACCATTAATACGGGTATTGAACCAGAATTAATAGATGTCAGTAGAATTACTTCAACCGGCACAGCAACATCGGTTCCAGAAGAACAGTGGACATTTGACCAATTGTTTGACCAATATAGTCAACTACAACCCGTGGTTTTGACATATCAATTCACAATAGACCCACCAACATCACAACCACTACAAGACGGAAAATTACAATATAGACAATATAACCCATATACCAATACACGAACCGATTGGTATGATGTTTCTAGCAGTCCATTTGATATAGCTAGAGAAGGTATCGCATATAATCATAATAATCCATTGATTCTACCTGCAGAGTTTATGGCGTCAGGTCAAAGAAAAATTCAAGTGGGATTAGTTCCATTTGAATGGACAACATTACGAAATGTGTATGAATTTAGAACCGTGGGTCTAGAAGACCCAGAATCAATTAGATCTTTGGATTATGCTGATAGTTATATGATGATGGTATCTACGCCCGATAATCCAGATGGGAGTCTAATATAATGGCAATTTCTGATCCAAATGGAATGATAATAGACCCGAACGACCCATATGGAGCCCCAGGCGATGCAGTTCTCCCTGTATTTGCGGTTTTTGTTAATAAAAATAATGCAGAATCCGACAGTGATAGTGCCTGTGCAATCGGTTCGGAAAATCTTGATTATGTAAAAAATAATCCAGAACTATATTATGTGTATTTAAACCAAGAAACAGGTCTTCTCTATTTAAATGAACATGGAGTATATAAACTCGCAAAAGGATATTACTATGGTTATGAAGTAACTTCCACTGACCCGTTATCTGTTACTGTAAATTGGGCGCGAGCCGGATATTATTATTATAATGGTGAGACTCTTCCACCAGATAGTCCAAATCCATGTGTTGTTGTTCCGCCATCAACCGGAGGAACCAATCCACCGACACCCAGAAATACTAATACTACACAGACATCAAATCCAACGGAACTAATAATTCCATTTGGTGTTAGTATAACGGTTGAAAGACAAGTAACTATTCCATTACGCACGATTATATCTGGAATATTACAAGAAAATTTTGATAGAAAATTTGAAGATGAGTACGATGACACTAGAATTGGTAAAACATTACTGAATCTTCGTGACGATAGGCAAATTCCTGTATTAAATTGGAAAGTTGCGGGAGAACCAAAATATGCGACGAATGGAACACTAACAGGTTATCCAGAAATTGCATTAAAACTAGCAGAACCATTAGATACTACACAATATCCACTTAATACTAGTGCGTTTGTTTCTAGAGAAATGTTAAGTAGTGTCTTTGATAAGTTGAGATTTATAACAATTGATGATTTATTAATTCCACAACTTCGTCCTGCTATAAATGTTTCAGTAGGCAAATCATCCAGAGTGACCGCTACTTTGGAAGAACTTATTACAAATATTGCAGGAGGAACGGGTGTCGCTGATAATATTGGTAGTGATTACAGAAACTTTGTTTCTAATGGAATTTTAGAAGATTTATATAATGAAAATTCTGGAATGGATGTTAACATAAACTATTCCAGTTTTGATAAATTTGTTACCTTTGGTTCTGCACAAAAAAGAATTGATGTATTTACTGCAAAATTACAACAGATAGAACAGTATATTGTTGATGCTCCTGTCTTTATTGAGAATTTAAATATTTCCGCTTCTTCTGCCGACCAAGGAACATATGAAACTGTATTTGGAACCTTGGTAGTTGATAGTAATGGTAATTCTAGTTTAACTGGTTCGTCAAATGTGTATAATATGTTGACCAGTTCTGCAACACCACCAACCGATTTCGTCAATAGTTCAATTAACACATCAATTAAGGTTCAGGAACTTATCCGTGGTTTTGATGGATATGAAAAAGAGTTGTGGTTTAGAACTGGATTACAATATACTGCATCAAACGGCGAATACCACGCCCCAACACAATACCAAAAAGATGACTACACATATCCAAAAGTATTGGGTATACCTCTAGCAACTACACATACTTCCGCATCTACTTGGTATACGGAAATGAGTTCTATTGCTACAGATTATGATAATGATAATCCAAATACACTAAGTAAAAATGTTCCAACATATATTCAGGAAGACCAATTTTCTAGTGACTTTGTAACCTTCACAGAAATGATTGGTCACCACTTTGACAATGTAAAAACATATATTACAAACTTAGAAAACATATCTTCTAGATACCCCAAGGTTGATGAAGAAATTTCTGGTGATATGGCTAAGAAAGTTCTTGAGTCATTTGGAATTAGCGCTCCAAGTATTGCTAGTGTAGAAAAATTGGTAAACTATGTAACGGGTAATAATACAAATGCTCCATATAAAGATATTGCAAACGAATATTACAAGAGATATCTACACGCGTTACCATTTCTACTAAGAACCAAAGGAACTAAACAGTCGGTTAATTCTTTGTTAAATGTATTTGGAATAAATCCAGATATAATCACTATTAGAGAAAATATTTCAAATAGATACACAAGTCTAGAACCAAAGAAAGTAACAACCACAGAACAAGACTTTTCATTAACAATTGATAGTGGGTCTTACTTAGTTATTCCATTTAGTTCAAGTCTTAGAAGTCCACAAACAATACAAGCTAGATTTGCCTTAAATGATATAGTATCTCAACCCGTATTTAAATTTGATAACGATTATACAGTCCAAGCAACTTTACATCCAAGTAGTTCTACCAATACCTATTATACTGAAACGGGTAGAATACAATTATTACAGGGAACAACACCACTGACATCCAGTGATTATTTTGATTTGTTTGACCAAAATTATGTGTCTCTACAATTAAAATATAATTCGGGTGGTGTTATACTTGATATTAGAAAGATAGAAGGGGAAGATACAACCTTTACACAATCACTACAAGAAACTCAAATGAGTATGAGTGCTGATTGGTCATCATTAAATGAATTATACATTGGTATACCTGCTGTTTCTGCTAGTGGTGGTCAGTATACTAGTGCATCTCTTGATGAGTTTAGAATGTGGGGAGACACAATAACACAGACTAAATTCATTGAGTTCGCAGAAAACCCCGGTATGTATTCCGGTAATACCTATACATCGTCTCTTGAAGACTTGTACGTAAGACTGTCATTTAACTTACCAACAGATGTTAATACAACTGGTTCTATTCCAAATACTTCTCCGTATGTAAGTAAATCTGTTGCACTAGACCTTACGAATATAACCGCGGCTGAATTCCCCGCCGGAACCACACCATTATATAATACAACAAGAAATATCAGAACTGTAATTCAACAATCATATGACGTTGGCGCAACCAGTGAAACAACAGATATGATTAGAATTGCACCACAACCACCCGCAACAATGTCATTAAGTAGTACAGATACAACGGTTGGTATTTATGAAAAATTCTTATCTAGTAGTGTGGCTACAAATGAATTGGATATTTCCATATCGCCTATAGATTCGGTTGATAGAGAAATTATTCGTTCGTTTGGTAATGTAAATATTGGCCAGTATTTGGGTGACCCACAAGATACAAATAGAGATAACTACTCTCAACTAGATGTTTTAGAAAACGTGTTCGTCAGAGAATTAGCACCAACTATTAATTATAATGGATTTGTTAAGTTTTTTGATAAGTTCTTACATCTTTTCTATGAATCGGTTGAACAGTTCTTGCCCGCACGTTCTAAGATAAGAAAGGGTATTGTTATCAGACCAAATATTTTAAATAGAACCAAGGTTAACAACAGACAAAATATTAAATTTAGTGGCGAAACATCAAGACGTTCTCAAAATTTTGAAAATGACGCGATTCATACATTTAATGTACAATTAAGTACATTGGACGGTTCACCGGATTCATTATTATCTAGTGATGTATATACCACCAACGGTAATATCTATCAATTAGATAATTGGGGAGCGGACCTAGATGTATCTGGGGTGTCATCATTAAACGCAAGATATGATTATTATGAAAATTTGGCTAGACTAAATCTTAATAATAATTTGGTTGTCGCAGACACAATAGGAAGTATTGATTCCTTTGGCGCGTTGGAAGCTGTATTGCCCAGAACTTACAAGGAAAATATCACGACAAATGTTCAAACTAATTTAACGACAGTTGCATCATATGATGATATTTGGGCAGTTCTTCCAAATTCTCAATTTTCATATGTAAATGAAACATTAACTTATTTTAATAGTCCGTATGGATTGTATTATATTGATGAACGAACAGATGTTCCAATAACATCCTCGTATATGTTAGAAAACGGTGGTCCAATTGATCAAGGAAATTGGGTCAGTGGTCAACCATATAGAAGGGGTGATGTTGTAACACAACCTGTTGGAACAACGGGTTCCTCTGGAAATATATTATCAAAAAATGGCAGACAGTTTGCATTCGTGGGAAGTGGTTATCCTGCCAATCAATATGTAACTAATATAATTCCGCCCGAACAAGATATAAATTGGATGTTGGTGGGACAACGTTCACAAATATCACAACAATTAGTAAGAGTTGTATATACAACTGGTTCTCTATATGGCGATAATGCAATAGTTACTACGGTTCTTACTGATTTAACTCAACCTTGGGAAAATAATATTCCAATAGAATATACTCCTAGACATTTCATACATCATAGAGATGTAACTTTGGGTGGATTACGTAGAACATATCTTGGAACAATAAATACAATTACAACCTCTGCCGACGGAGGTTATCCTTATGAGATATTTACTATTGAAGGAAATGAATTAACAGTTGGGTCGCCTGAACCGTGCCCCGGTTGTGATTAAACTAAACATACACAATACTTATATTAGAACAACTTAGGAGATTCAAGTATGGCATATTTAGATAATACCGTAATTACAGTTGATGCTGTTCTTACAAAGTTAGGGAGAGAACGTCTAAGTCAAGGTGGTGCATTTTTTAATATCACCAAGTGGGCGGTTTCCGATGATGAGATTGATTATAGTTTATATAATACTGCACATCCATTAGGGAGTGATTACTATTCAAATATTATTGAAAGTATGCCTGTCCTAGAGGCAATCCCAGATGAGACACAGGCACTAAGATATAAACTTTATACCGCGGAAAATTTATCTGCATTGCCATATCTCAACACGATTAATTCAATTGCAACTCTAGCATTAAATAGCTCTAAAACTGAATCCGATCCGATACTTCCGAAAACAGAAAATTTTTCAGAGGGTGAAAATTATGTAATTACATTGTTCAATGAGGACGCGGCAACCTTGGAGGGAACTTTCGTAGCTAACGAATTAACAAGTGTTCAAACCATGATTAGTGACGCCGGAAACACCAGACTTACTGGTCCTAAGAATATTTCTGGAACTTTGGTAAAGACGTTGCAAGGTGGACAAAGCTTTGTGATTAAACCCAAAGACGTTCGTAGTAGTATCACAACAAAGATTAGAATTACTGGAGAAAAGACGGGTGTAACTCAGACCCTTTCTTTCACAGTTGACCCAAGACAAACTTAATAATTAGAGGTAAATAAATATGGCACATCAAGGAGTATTCCATAATTTTGGTTCGGAAACATTAGACGGAGTTGTTTCAGAAGACGTAGTAATGCGTGATGTTGAAGTAACTACGGGTCTTTGGTCAGGCGATACCGGATCTCTAACGACTTTTTATACATCAACAACACAATTAGCTAAAGCTAATTCAAAATATTTTGTGGATGTTTATAAAACTGATCCTGCAAGTGATTCAACCGCAACGGTTCAATATTCACTTGCATACGGTCATGTATCCGGTGCCGGTTCTCCCACATTAGCTCAAAGTGATACTTCTACTTTAGCTACAAAAGCTGTATATTATCAATTTAAGAATGCACTTCTTGATGACCCAGAGGACAGTTTATTTGAGTTTGAAAACTCAACTACATCGGAAGATGTCTATGCAATATCAGTTGCTAGGTCAAGATTCAAGAGTGTGGTTGACCCAGGCAATTGGCAATTAACTCTTTCTGGATCTAATGGTGTATTCACATTTATTGATGATAGTTTACAAACATTGGGAACGCGTAGAAGTTTTGCTAGAAGTGGTAATACTTTTACAATTGTTTCTGGGTCCATTTCAGGTGTGAGTGGAAGTACCATTGCTAATCGTACAGCTTCCAATAGTGAAGGATACGGAACCTTCTATCCACAGAAGGGTATTTTAATTCTTAACCCAAGTGCTATTAGTAATACAGTTGGATTCTCTGCCGCCTCACAAAATACCACAGATAATGCCGCCACTGACTTAGCTGCCGCCACGGCACCAGAATTACCATATACTGGTAGTTCTGTATATGAACAACACAACTGGATTGGATTACATCGTTCCATAGTTCTTGGTGCAGACTTCCAAGCTCGTTCCGCAGAAACCATTTCTTCGCAACATTTCTTTATTAGATTAAGAAATAATCACGCTACAACATCAAACAATCCAACATGGATTAATGAAACAGATAAGAAAGTTCAGATTGAAGAATTTGAATACGATCCAAAAGTATTCATTACTACGGTTGGATTATACAATGAGCAAAATGAACTTTTGGCTGTGGCTAAGTTAAGCCGTCCATTAGAGAAGTCTTTAACCAAAGAAGCGTTGATTCGTGTAAGATTGGACTTCTAGGGGGGTGTAAATGCCTGTCTATAAGGACGTTGGTGAATCGGGACATACCAAAGAACAAATTTTAGTTCATACACCATTTTCTATAGAATGGACCTCTGGGTCTAGTTTGATAGATGGGTTCAATATCAATTTAGCTATTGACCCATTATCAATCTATTCAACCTATCCTCTTGGACGAGATGATATGGGACCACAAACCAATAGTGGTTCTTATGCATACCCCTTGTTCAATTCTGTTAAAAACTGGTTTTTTGAATCTGATATATATGGTTTTTATCCATCTCAATCAATGTTTGTTTGGAATATTGGTTCATTATATTTTGGAGAAGAAATAGAACGAGGCAGTTTTAGAATTGATATTGATGGTGATAGTGATTATATTCAAGATGACACCGAAGGTAATTTAAAATTAAATGGGTCGGGTTCTACGATTGGTCGAGTATTTTATGAAAATGGATTAGCGTGTGTTCAACGAGATAGTGGAACCGCTTCGAATTTTATATCTGGTTCCGGCATCGGCATAATAAATGGTGGTGTGGTCACAACAACTTTTAACTCCACTGTAACTATTTATGAACATACTATAGTTTGTAACATAAATCCAAGTGATTATAATTATACATTAAATCCAACGGCGTTTCAAACTATTTCCGGTTCCAACCAAACATATAACAACTATGTGTCTAGTGGTTCTGCCAATCCTTATATAACTTCTATTGGATTGTATAATGACCAAAATGAGTTACTTGCAACTGCCAAACTATCTGGCCCATTGACCAGAACAAAATATACTGACCAAACTTTTATAATTAAGTTTGACGAATAGTGGAGAAACATAATGTCTGATTTAGAAAAGTTGTATAATGAATCAAACGCCGATAATGTTGTTAAGGCCAGATTACAAAGTGAAGGGTCGGATTCGGTAGCCGTCAATCATTTTGATACCACCAATTCATATTCACATGGGTTCATTCCTCGTTTGCTAGATAAAAATCCAGGCGAAAGAACAGAATTCAACAGTGGTGTAATGGACCAACAATATGTGGTGGAACTTGGTAAAGTTGATTCTAGATATACCGAATACAATAGAGAAAATAAGTATACTGAAAAGAATCCAAATCTTCCAGGCGTAATCAACAAATCAAGATAAAAATAAGTGAGGTTATATGAGGCCAAGTAGCGCGAAAGCCAAAGGTCGTAGGTTACAAAACCAAATACGCGAACTAATATTAGAAAATTTTCCACAATTACATCCAGACGATGTAAAGACTGCAATTATGGGCGAGTCGGGAGAGGACATTAAACTTTCTCCGGCCGCCCGTAATTTGTTTCCATATTCAGTTGAAGCTAAAAATGTAGAAAAGCTCAACATTTGGACAGCATTAGACCAAGCAAATGAGAATACTAAAGAAAACACACATCCTATCTTGTTTTTCAAAAGAAATCATTCCAAATTGTATGTAGCTTTTGAAGCGGAACATTTGTTTGAATTACTTGACAAGTGTGGAAAATAATATTATATTCCATTCATGGATAATATACTTTTTTCTTTAGAAGACATACTTGGAACATCTAAGAAGACCTCCAGTGACGAACGTCTGTTCCATTGTCCTTTTTGCTATCACCACAAACCCAAACTTTCAGTTAACTTTGGCAAACGTTCTGGTTACTGGAAATGTTGGGTGTGTGATGAAAGTGGAAAGAAAATATCCTCATTGCTTTACAAGTTGGGATATTCCAAAAAGGAAATTAAATCCATTCTTGGTGACTATGAGACATCGTATAAACCTGAAGAAAATCCAGAGGAATACACCGTCAAGATTACCCTGCCAAGGGAGTATAAACCCCTCTGGCGTGTCACAGAAAAGACATACGAGTATATGAACGCTGTTTGGTTCTTGAAGTCCAGAGGGGTCACTATGGAGGACATTTACCGATACCAGATTGGGTATTGTGATGACGGTCAATATAAAAATCGTATTATTATTCCGTCGTTTGACCGACATATGCAAGTTAATTATTTTGTGTCTAGAACTTATTACGACGGGGGTATGAAATATAAGAATCCACCCGCGTCTAGAAACAATATTATCTTTGAAAACTTAATCAATTGGAAAATGCCAATTGTTTTGGTTGAAGGAATGTTTGACGCAATCGCGGTTCGTAGAAATTGTATTCCGTTGTTGGGTAAAATACTGTCTGACCGACTAAAACAAACTCTAATTGAAAAGAAACCACCAATGGTTTATGTGATGTTAGATAACGATGCACAAAAAGAAGCATTACAGATTGAAAATTACTTGAAATCTGTTAATGTAAATGTTAAATTGGTAGTTCCAACTGAAAAAGACGCAGGAGAGATGGGGTTTGAACAATCTTGGGTCAATATTAATAACGCTATTAATAGTAATTTCACAGATATGGTTGGAACGAAACTACAAATGGTATAGTCTATGCAAAAATTGCCTGTAAATTTTGATAAATTAGAAAAGGTTGTTCATTTAGCAGATATTCATATTCGTTTGTTTCAACGGCACGGAGAATATCGGTCTGCCTTTGATAACTTATATACACAATTAAAGAAACTTGATTTGACCAATGGTGCAATCGTTGTTGCGGGTGATATTCTACACGCCAAGTTAGATATGTCACCAGAAATGATTGACCTTGCTTCAGATTTTCTCAAAAAGTTAGCACAAATCGCTCCAACTATCGTCATTGATGGTAACCACGACTTAAATTTGTCTAATCCTCATAGAATGAATAGTCTTTACCCCATCGTAAAGAACATTGACCACCCAAATCTGTTCTATCTAACAGAAAGTGGTGTCTATGAGATGGCAGATACACAATTTGCTTTGTTTTCCATCATTGGTGACCCAGAAGATTGGCCTGATGTGTCAACTATGACAGGAAAGACCAACATTGGTCTTTATCACGGACCAGTTTATGGTGCAAAGACCGATACAAACTATACAATCAGCTCTAGACACGTTGAGGTAAGTCGTTTTGATGGATTGGATATTGTAATGTTGGGTGATATTCATAAACACCAAATATTGCAAGAGTCAAACACAAATCTAAACAAACCCGTTGTTGTTTATGCTAGTTCTCTTATCCAACAAAACCACGGTGAAACATTGGATGGTCACGGTTATGTTATGTGGGATATCGCAAACAAACAGTTTAAATTTGTTGAAGTCAAGAATGATACTGGTTATGTCACATTTGATATTGACCCACAAGACCTAAATAAGTTCTCTGTTCCCGATGATTTGCCAAAAAATCTTCGTCTTAGAATATTTTCATCTGTTGAGAACACAAAATTAAAGAAAATTATATCTGTAATCAAGAAAAAATACAACATTATTGATGTTTCGGTCAGTCCAAGTAGAAATACACAACAGATAGGTCAAACTAATACAAATAATTTTGAAATCGGTGACCTAACTGATGTAAATCTTCAAAATACTTTAATAGCAGATTGGATTGAAGCAAATTATCCAATCGTTTCAGAAGAATTGATTGAACAATGTTGTGCAATTAATAAAAAGATGAATGGTTTGATTAATCATTCTGACCAATCTAGAAATATTCACTGGAAACCATTAACATTTAGTTTTTCCAATTTATTTTCTTACGGAGAAGATAATTTCATAGACTTTACTACTTTAAACGGAACCAACGGAATATTTGCTCCAAACGCAAGTGGTAAGAGTTCGTCTATGGAAGCACTCATTTATGCACTTTTTGACAAGACACCACGAGCATATCGGGGTGACCACATAATGAATATTCGCAAGAAGTCATTTGAATGTGAGTTAAAGTTTGAAGTTAATGGAACAACATATATTATTAACCGAAAGGGCAAGAAAAATAACAAGGGCACGGTGAGAGTTGATGTAAAATTCTGGAAAGAGAACGATGATGGAACTGAAACTATCTTAAACGGTGAAGATAGATTCTCAACAAACGCAAATATTCGTGCAATTGTTGGAACTTACGAAGATTTCATCTTAACGACACTATCCGGTCAAACAGGCAATTCATTGTTTATTGATAAGTCAAACAGTGAAAGAAAAATTCTATTAAATCAATTCATGGGGTTGATTATTTTTGAATTGCTTGAGAAAGTTGCCAATGAGGAAAGTAAACAACTACAAGGAATATTAAAAAAATTCAATCGGGAGGATTTTACAGACCAATTGGTATCATTACAAAATGATATTGAAACCCTAAATTTTCAGTTATTAGAAACACAGACCGAAATTGATAAACACGGTTGGGATGCTGACCAACATTCTGTCAAAATTGAACAACTTACTATGCAGAAACTGCCTGTGCCAAGTAATGTTCCCAGTAAGGATGTATTAATTAATAATCAAACTTCATTAGTTAAGAAAATTAATGCAATAACATCTAATTTAACTATTCTTGAACAAGAAGAAACTGAAGTTCGTGCTCAATTTGCTTCTATAAAAGGTAAGTTGGATAGGGTCAATTTGACAGAACTAGAAACAAATTATAAAAAATATCAAGAGTTAGAAAGAAGTTTGTCAAAACTTGAACAAACTTATACATTAGCATCAACAAACATAGATAGTAAACATCAAACAATTGAACAAATATCCAAGTTCAAACACAACCCAGAATGTGAAGTGTGTGTAATCAACAACAGGTCCAAGTTAGAACAGATTGCAGAACTTACGGGTTATATTGATGAGTTAAATGAGAAATCTTCTGAACTTGCGGAACAGATAGCTCTAACAAAAATTGAGTTGAATGACTTAAAGGTTGACCACGACAAGTTTATTTCTGCTAAAAATCTAACCGATGTTTATCAAAAGTTAAATTTAGATTTACATTCTGTCAAAAACAACATAGATAAGTCCAAGAATCAATTGGACACAATGAATGCAGAACTAAAAGTAATTGAAAATCAATTTCAAGATTTGGATAAATACGCTAGTGCGTTGATTACTAATAAAAAAATTGATGAGGATATATTGGTCTATAAACAAGAATTACAAAAAATAAAGACAGAACTTAATAAATTAAATGAAACCAAGATGGACCTACATTCTTCCCAGAAAGTAAAAGAATCAAGTCGGTCAAACATCATGACACAATTGAAAGAAATTATAAAAATTGAAAAAGAGTTTGAGGCCTACCGATATTATATGGATGCTGTCGGGAAGGATGGAATTCCCTATCAACTTATCTCCAAAACTATTCCAGTAATTGAAAGTGAGATTAATGTTATTCTTTCACAGATTGTACCATTCTCTATCGCCCTTGATGTTGATGGTAAGAACTTTGGTGGTCGTATTGTGTATGACCACGAACGGTCTTGGCCTCTTGAAAATAGTTCTGGAATGGAACGATTTATTAGTAGTCTAGCAATCCGTGTTGCACTTTTGAAGGCTTCAAACCTACCGAAGTCAAATTTCCTTATCATTGATGAGGGTATGGGTAGTCTTGATAGTGAATACCTCCACGGTATGCAATTAATGTTTGACTTGTTAAAAGCTCAATTTGATTATGTCATCGTGATTAGTCACTTGGATAATATCCGTGATATGGTTGATAACATTGTGGAAATTAAAAAGGTCAACGGTTACAGTCATATAAATACAATGAATTAAAGATACTTATAGTAGTAATCTGATTCAGACAAATTAGGGTATTTATGGCTAGAACACCAAAACGTGTTATAGAACGAAATTTATTAAAAGTTCCCGTTCTTATAGAAGATACGGTTTCCTATTCAAAATATTTTGAAGTTTCTAGATTAAATCCAAACTTTCATGCAGGTAAGAATGGATTTTTAATTCGCGGAACTCAATATTTGAAACAGGGTTCTACTATTCAAATAGAAGTATTGGATAGATATGGAAAACCAATATATTCAAACATTGTTGCTAATTATTCTGAGGGCGACGCGCGTCTTGTTTCAGTAGAAGTCACTCAAAAAACAAGAAAGGGCCCCGGAAAACTTGTTGTGGTTGGAACCGCGACAACGTATGAGAATGGAACTTCAATACCTGTTGCTCAACAGAATAGTCCTAATGTTCGTTGGATATTTCCAATTGATATTGACCCTTCACGAAAGAATATCAGCAAATTAATATTACAAAATACCCCCGAGCAAATATTAAATAATTTTTCTGTAACTAGAACAGATTATAACACCACAAGTAGAACCGACACAACTGTAACTAATACTACATATACCGCCTCTTTGGATTATGACTTTGAAGGTCATAGGTCAGACGGTTACGCTATTACAATGGTGGATAGTAGTGGTAATGCAATACCATTTTTTAGTGATATAAACACAGATGGATACTTTACTGGGTCAATATATAAAAGAGAAATTCGTAATTTATATGATACTGGAGTTTTAGTCCCAGATTCACAAAGCGTTGTTTTAGATTATGTAACTGCTAGTGTATACACACCTCTATTTAAAACCCTAAACGAAACATTAGCAATCACCGAAAAGTCAATTAAGTTTAATAACGGTGATGATTATTTAAATCCACTATTGTATTCTGGGTCATATTCCAGAGTTGTAACCTCAGATGACTTGGGTGGCAATCTTGTCAGAAAATTGGAAGAAGAAATTACATCTAGTGTAACATTTCAATACCCAACAGAAACACTGACGACTTCTGCTAATAATTCTTCCATTCTAAACTTTAGAATTCCCTATACAACTACTCATACGGGTGAGATTGCCAAGGTTAGAATTAATGCAAAAGAAGCGAATCCAGAAATTACTTCTTGGCAATTATTAACAGAATTCACACCAGGCGAACGAAACATTCTTATTACCGATTCAAATACAGGAAATGTTTCTGTTGGTAGATTTCTACAAAATTCAACTCTTCAAGACCATTGGCAAGCGGGACTTCTTGATATTACAGATTACGAAAATAGTGAATCTGTTTCTAATCCAAGAACCTTGGTCACCTCTTCTGCAGAAATATTAGAGGGATTTTACGTTGACCACACATCTAGTGCTGTGCCATATTTCTTTGGAACAAAAGATTACTATCAATTATACAAGGGTGTGGAGTATACATTAAAGTATGACGCAGTATATAATCCCAGTTATGTATCAAGTTCAACCACATATTCTACAACAGATGTAGGTTCACTTAAGGCATATCTAACAAGAATTGGAAGTGATGCAGAATCAAGAGCGAGTTCATCTGTAGTCATTGCTACAAAAAACGGAGTAACGAATACCTACGGGTTGTTGGTAGATGAGGTCACCACAAAAGACAACGATAAAGCATTATATGAAAGACAAGTAAACTTTACCCCTGAACGAGATGGTGTTGCTTATCTTCGCTTCATCGTTGACAATGGTTTCTGGAATTTTAGTAACTTTGTAATCACCCCCTCGGTTGAATATGGATACAACCCCGACGAAATCGTGGTTTATGCAGAAGATACAATTATAAAAGCAACAAGTTATTTGTTTAAAATAGAATTTATCGGGTGGGATGGCCAACAAACAGATGAATTTGTTAGTGATATCATAGAAATTCCAGAAAAAATTACTGGTGAAGCCGGTGTGGTAGTATTATTTGAATTAAACCCACCCACGCAGGCAATTTGTAGAGATACTGGTGATGCGATTTCAGACCCGATTCCAGATATTACTGTAACTGGATTTGAAAATGAAGGATTGTTGGCATATAATGCCGCAACTCCTGTCGGAGCCGGATATTTTAAAATTACAAATGTATATGGTATTCCAACTTCTTCTGGGGGTGTGACATGGGATTCCTCTGGTTCAATTTCAATTGATTATACTAAAGTCACACCAACCTCCAGTGCCACCTTTACGGGATATGTTGATATAGAATTCACTGCTTCTACTGGAGTTTCTGGTTCTAGAACTAGGTCATTTACATTAACCAAACAAAATTGTTATGACCCATGTAGTGCTGTTTATGTTGACATATATCCGTCTTCTCAATTAGTATCACGAAGTGCTGATTTAACGATTGAACAACCAATAGATTTTAGAACAGACGTAATTCAGGATTCTGACGCATTTACTTATGATTCAAATCCGTCTTTACCTTCTAACAAGACATTTCAATTCTTGACATTACACCAAACCAACACCTCGTCATTGAGTAGTATTACTGACAACGGTGATGGAACCATAACCCCCGCAGTTCCAAATGATATCAATCCATCAAATGTTTATGTTGATGTTAAATATAAAAATAATTGTGGACAAACAGGAATAGTTGCGGTTACTCATTCTATCCAAACAGTTCTAGACGGTGACCCCGGCCCCGGATTGGTGTTTAGAGGATTATGGACGGGTTCGGCTGAATACACATATAGTAGTGAAAACAGTAGACGAGATGTTGTACTTTGGAGTGGTTCGGGTGAGTTGCCAAACGTGGAAATAAATGGATATTATGCCGCGTTACAAACCAATACCAATCAACAACCAACATCTGGGTCAACAGACACATATTGGGAATTTTTGGGAGTGGAGGACTTCTTTGTTGCTGCTAAGTTTGCAATTTTCCAAGAATCTTATGTGTATAATACCATTAATGTTGGTACAAATACAGATGTTCCAGAGGCAAATATTACAATTTATGGTGGTAGTAATTATCCATATATCTCTATAGGCCAAACTAGTGGTCAGGCTTATTCAAGTGGTGGAATTTGGTTGGGCAAAGATGAAATTGATGAACAATATAAGCTTTCTCTGTCGGGGTCATATAATAGTACAGGAAGTGGACTTTTCTTTGATGGACAAGAACTAACAATTTCTGGGTCAATTCAAGCTCAATCGGGAGATTTTACAGGAACGGTTAATGTTGGAAATAAAGTATTCATCGGTCCATCCGCCACAACGAATGCATTAGGGTCTAGTTTCTTTGCCAGTGAATCAGTAACCCGTGATTTAAGCTATAGCGGTGGCGCAACAACTTCAATTCCAATAACAGATATTGTTAATTTTACAGCTATTACTTCCATAACCGCAAATCAACTTTATACGTTTGAAATAAATTTTGACGATATACAAACTGATTGGACAGTAACAGGAGGTTCTCCGGTAGTAGATGCAACACAATTTACAGAAATTAATGTTTTGTTTATATCTGGTTCTACTATAACAAAATCAGAAAATATATTTAGTGGATTGTGGTCTTCTGGTGATGTATTACCATCAAAAACAATTTATTATACTCCCACATTCTCAGATGACCTGACTATACGACTTCAGTATACGGGGTCATTGGAAAATGAAAATCTCGATGACTTTGTGCCCGCCACCCAGACATTATTTAGCGCATCTTACACAGCTAGTGCGTTAGATACCAGTGTTGCTATTCGTGGTGATGGAATTTTTATTGACCAAGGATACGGAGCGGTGAATATTCTTGAATTGATAGACCCAACTGCAGCTACACCTTCGTCATTACAACAAGTAACAAATGTTGGGTCTTCTACCACCAATGCAATAACAATTGTAAATGGTACTAATTCAACTTCTACAACAACAGGCGCATTAATTGTTTCCGGCGGAATTGGGATTGGGGGAGATGGATATGCAAACGATTGGATAGCTACTTCCGACATACGACTCAAAAATGTAGAAAGTTATGTATCGGGGGGACTAATTATGGTAAATAACCTAACGCCAATACGATATACATGGGCAGATGGTAGGGATGCTAAAACGCACATTGGATTTTCTGCTCAAGACGTTCTTAATTATGTTCCCGAGGCGGTTTACGGGTCGGAACAGGAACATTATGGCATATCATATGGAAAATTGGTGCCGGTTTTGGTTGATGCTATTAAAGAATTGACCACTCGTATAGAACAATTGGAAAAACAACTGGAAGATAAAGAATAATGGCTGACTACGAAGGTTCATTTAGTGGTTCGTTTACTGGTTCGTATGATATTTCAACGAATACAAACGAATATACCGGCGCCACATATGGATATGTGTTGCATCAACGTAGTGGCGTTGGTTATGCCGAAAAAATATCATTAAGTAATTTTTTTAGAAATTGGCTAGGTTCTGAAAGTGGTTCTGCTGGTATTCAAGATTATAATGCCAACGGATATATTAATGATAGTGACCGCATACTGATACGTTCTGGTTCATATGTGGGGTCTGCATTTACACCTATTATAAAAACCGCTACAATTTCCAATTTATTCGGTGGATATTCTAATAACGCATCACTAAGAAATACATTTGTATATGCCAGAGGTGTGGGAAGAAACACAGAAACTATAACATCTGTATCATCATCAATGGTATTGACCATCGGAGGTAAGGTCATATATGATAATGGCATATCTCCGGGTAATCAAAAAGGATTAACATTAACAATTGTAGATGGCAATAATTTTGATGTAGTTGCAACCACTAGATATAATACAGTAGATTCTACCGCCGAATCTACTACATTGGCATCTGCGATAAACAATATTAAAACCACCGAATTTGGTATTATTACTTCTCTGGGCTACTGGGAAGTTAATATTAATGATGATTTAAGAACGGCCGCAATGAAAGTCGGCCTAACCAAACTGGGTGGATATAATTCAAGTGATTCTGGGTCCGCATATTCTGCCGTTTTCTATGGAACAAGTGGAAGTGCTGGTGTTGGGGATTCACTTGAACGATTGGTGTCGTATAGATTTACAACGGGGTCTGAAGATGATATCCCAACATCTACAATCACAACCAGAATTCAATCAAACGGACAGGGCCCTTATCCATTTATAAACATTTCTGATGCTTCATCAACAAATGCACTATATGCATTTAACGCAAATACCGCCTCAGTTCTAACTCCGGCTCTCTTTGTGGATAGTGAAGGAAATATTAGTGCATCTGGTATAATATCTGCCAGTAGCTTTGTTGGTTCTGGAATTGGTGGCGGTGGTGCCGGTGGTCCATTTTATGAAACTGGGTCATTTTGGGCAACTACGAATGAAATTCAAATAACTGGGTCGTTAAAAGTAACAAGTGACAGTATAATCAATACATTAACGATAGGAACGGGTTCGGGAGATAGTACAAACAACACCGCATTAGGATATCAAACTCTTTTGGTCAACGATACTGGCGTTGGAAATACCGCCTTGGGTTATCGTGCACTTTATAGTAATATAGATGGATATTATAATACTGCCGTCGGATATAGAGCATTATTATCAAACGCTCACCCGTGGGCCACTGATAATACTGCGGTTGGATTCGAAACGTTAAGAAACAATACATCCGGGTCAGGAAATACCGCCATCGGCGGTGAGTCGTTGAGCTATAATACAATCGGAGCCTATAACAGCGCTATTGGATATTGGGCGATGATTAATAATCGTGTTGGAGACAATAATGTCGGCATAGGTGTCCAGGCAATGTATGAAAATAGGTCTGGGAGTAATAATGTTGCTATAGGTAACGATGTATTTTATGACATGAGAGACGCAACTACCAATAGTAATAATACTATTATTGGCTACAATACAGGCAGGGGTATTGTAACTGGTAGTGCTAATACAATTATTGGAGCACAGGTAACGGGTCTTCCGACTAGTTTAAGCAACACAATCATTATTGCAGACGGTCAAGGTAATTATGGTTTGTATATTAGCTCTAGCAGAAATGCACAATTCTATGGCGATGTTGTAACGAGTGGTGATGTAACCGCTAGTGCCTTTATTGGTGACGGTTCTCAAATAACAGGGGTGGTCAGTTCCTCATATGCTGTAACTGCTTCATACGTAGATGGTGCTTCTATTACAGGTGTGGTCAGTTCTTCATACGCAGAAACCGCATCCCATGTTGATAATAGTTTTCTTGAGTTAAATGATACCCCAACAACATACACTGGTTCTGGTGGATATTTATTAACGGTAGATTTAAGTGAAAATAGTGTAACTTTTACCAACGAAATTGGAATTGATGAATTAATCTTAGAAGCTACCACCGCACCAACCTCAGTAGCATCAGACTCAGTTTCAATGTATGTGACGGCTACAGGAACAACTCCAAATCGTGAAGTTGCATATAAAATTAAAAATGAATTAGGTCAAGAAATTATAATTTCGAGCATATTAGTATGAGTATATTAAGAGTCAAGGGAACAGGTGTTATAGCAAGAACCGCCGAGCCATATACCTATGAAGAAGAATGGGTAAGACCTAGTGATTGGTTAGATTTACCCACGATAAATGATTCTGAAGATAAGGTAGTTGGATTGTTTGCTGTATTTGATGACGAATCAAATTTCGTTGCCGTACGATTTCAAGGAAATTATACAGTTGATTGGGGAGACGGAACATCAGAAAATGTTAATAGTAATGTTACAGCACAACATTTATACGACTTCAATGATGCTAACTTAGATGGAACATTAACTTCTAGAGGATATAAACAAGCAATAATAACAATAACTCCCAACGGTGGAACATTAACCAGTTGTGAACTTCAAATAGACCATTCCGGTCTTAGTGCTCTTTCAATAAACCATATAGTTAATTGGTTAGATATTCAAATAACAGGTACAAATTGGACGAATATGACCGTTGGTGGAACCACCTCCCAGTTAAGACTATGTGAAAGAGTTTATATTCATTCTATTGGGACAGAAAACAATCTAACTAATTTTTTTAGAGGTATGATGAGACTTAGGGAAATTAATTATTTTGATGTGTCAGGTGTAGTTAATACTACTAGTATGTTTCAAGATTGCACAAGTATAGCAAAAATACCAGAATATAATTTTTCGTCAAATTTGACAGCCGCGAATACTATGTTTTATAATTGTTTTTGTTTACAATCTATACATTTATTTGATACATCAAATGTTAGTAATTTTACATATATGTTTAATAATTGTAGAAGTCTAACAGAAATTCCAGATTTTGATACTTCCAATGGCGGGACGGGCGGAACCTCTCTCCTTTATATGTTTCAGGGGTGTTCTAAATTAACAAAGGCACCAAATTTAAATACTTCAAACGCTGTTAATACAACTAATATGTTCGCCTCTTGTGCCGCTTTAACATCCATTCCATTTTATGATTTGTCTAATGTAATAATTGCAACTAGTATGTTTCAGAGTTGTTTTGCACTAAGAACAATACCAAATCTTGATTTGTCAAGTGCAACGGCCACATCTAGTATGTTTTATAATTGTTATAATCTACGGTCATTACCACCATTAAATATTAGTAATTCTACTAATACAAGTAATATGTTCAGAGGTTGTCATAACCTACGGTCAATTCCAGAAATAGATATTAGTAAATCAACAAATACTTCATATATGTTTGACAGTTGCGTTTCTCTTGTATCGTTGCCTGAATTAAATACAAGTAGTTCATTAAACACCAGTTATATGTTTTCTGGTTGTTATAGTTTGAAATCTGTTCCAACATTGGATACTAGAAATAGTACAACCATGACTGCTATGTTTCTGAGTTGTTATGCTCTACAAACCATTCAAACAGAATTTTCGTCATCTAACGTAAACAATATGTCAAGTATGTTTTATAACTGTTATAGTTTAGAAAAATATCCCATAATGGATACGTCAAACGTAACCATTATTACTGATATGTTTAGAGCTAATTTTTGTGCAAAAGAAATACCCGCATACGATTTTTCAGGAGTAACAACTGCACCGCCCGCAACTACATTTGATGCACTTGGGGTTACTAGAATAAAAATGACCGGATTAAACCAAACATTTGATATTCAAGGTATGAGTTTAGGACCAGATGCATTGGACGAGGTTTATACCAATTTACCAACCGCATCTGCAAAAACAATAACAGTTACAGGTAACTGGGGAGTAAGTTCTGATGACCCAAGTATTGCAACTGCTAAAGGATGGACGGTAGTAGGATGATATACTCGAACGGATTTTATAAGTTGGAGGGAACCAATCTTATCTTTGGTCCAAACTTTGTTTTAAATAAAGATTACGAACTAAGAAGTAGTTCAAAGGATACGTATACATATCCTGTTGATGGATGGTATTGGTTTGATTCACTTGAAGAAGCCTGTACTTTTTTAAATTTAGATATTAATGATTATCAACCTGTAGAAGACAATGACAATTAAACGATATGCCGGTGACAAATTAGTAGGTTTAAGTAGTGATACTAAACCAACAAATATACCTGACGGTGCCACTTTTTATGAAAGTGATACGTTAACCTCGTTTTTATTGGAAGGTGGAAGTTGGTCTGCTATATCAGCCTCTTATATCAATCCATTAACTCAATCTGTAAATATAGACGGTGATTTAACGGTAACTGGAATTCTAACCGCACAAGAATTCTATACTGAATTTGTATCATCTTCTATTATCTATGAAAGTGGGTCTACCAAGTTTGGTGATAGTGCTGATGACACACATCAGTTTACGGGTAGTTTGTCAGTTGATGGCACCATTTCTGGATCTACTATTAGTGGTTCATTCGTTGGTGATGGTTCTGGATTGACCAACATAGTTAGTGCTTCATTTGCCACAACCGCTTCATATGTAGAGGGCTCGGCCAGTGATTGGGATACATTAGCTAATAAACCCGCGGGGTTGGTCAGTAGTTCTGGTCAAGTAGACTACACAGGACTATCAAACATTCCATCAGGCATTGTCTCATCTTCCGGTCAAGTATCCTTTACTGGAATTACTGACGTACCAAGTGGTCTAGTATCCAGTTCTGGTCAAGTATCCTTTGATGGAATCAGTGATGTCCCTGTTGGTCTTGTATCTAGTTCTACCCAAGTAGACTACACAGGGCTATCAAATATTCCATCAGGCATTGTCTCTTCATCACAACAAATTAATACGGGTTCATTTAGTGGTTCATTCGTTGGTGATGGAAGTGGGTTGACAGGAATTGATGTCCCTGTAATCAACAACGATGCAGACAACCGTATTGTTACTGCTCAGGGTGATGGAGATCTAAACGCAGAAGCTAATCTTACCTTCGATGGTACTGCCTTGTCAGGAAGTACCGGAACGTTGCTTTATTTCCCAAGTAGCATAGATGGTAACGTGATCGGGCAATTAGGTATTGATTACCTGTCTGGTGGTGATCCACAATTGAGATCCAGGGGTGGAAGCAACATTTATATCTCTGATAACTTGGTAATGGACTCAGGTGGACAGAATATTCAAGCCAGAGCGACATATGCGGCTGATTTAAGATTCCAACACAAAAGAACTGCTGATTATGGATTTGCATTTGATACCAGAAATGATGCGGGAACATCTGATGTAAGAAGACTCAGAATTCCGGGTGGTGACGCTGATGACGCCATCTTCCTAATTGAGAATGTTGCTACTGTTGACATTGACGCAGACTTAGAAGTTCTAGGTACATCCACTCTTACAGATGTGGTGAACATCGGTACCGCTCTAGACCTTCCAGACAATGTAGTTCTTCGGTTTGGTACTGCTGATGATATGCAAATTTACCACAATGGAACAGACAACATCTTTGAGGTATTTAACGGTGACTTTGTAATTAGTGGATCTGGAACAAAAGTCGGTATCAACACCACGACTCCTACGAGTGTATTTGAAGTTTTGGGTGGATTAACAGATACCACCACGATGAGGGCACAAGAACATCACCTCTATAGTGCTGGAAGCCCCAATTACGAATTGAGGTTCGTCGTCGGTCAACCGAATGGTGTGATTATTGGTAACAACGGTGGAGCAGCGATAGCATACCAATCTGGTTCATTCTTGAAGGTGGGCGCATTTGATATAAATGGGGATGTAAAAACCATACAGACACCCAATCCAATTATGGAACTGTATAACCAAAACCAAGCTGTTGGCTTTACTGATACTCTGTACATCTTTGACAATAAGACCAACTACGCTAGAGGTGCAGCAATCAAGATCAGTTCTAGCGCAAATACCGCAGTTGCATATGACCAGTTTGGTTTGGATGTATCGGTGGTTAACCAAAATGGAAATGCATACGCAATCTATTCTAGAAGTGGATCAAATTATTTCAATGATGAAGTTGGTATTGGCACCGCTTCACCAACCCATAAATTAGAAATAGTAGGTAACGTATCCGCATCTTCATATACTGGTTCATTCTATGGCGACGGTTCCCAAGTAACAGGTGTAGTTAGTGCTTCATACGCCGTAACCGCATCTTATGTAAATCCATTAGTCCAAGATGTAAGTATAGACGGTGATTTAACGGTAACTGGAATTCTAACCGCACAAGAATTCCATACTGAGTTCGTTTCGTCTTCTATTATTTACGAAAGTGGGTCTACCAAGTTTGGTGATACCCTTGATGATAAACATGAATTTACTGGTTCCTTGGTGGTTAGTAGTTCTAACAATAATTACATTATTGGTGGAAATGTCGGTATCGATACCACGAGTCCTGTTTATATCTTAGATGTAACTGGAACAATACGTGCTACAGATGACGTTATCGTAACTTCCGACATAAGATTAAAGAATGAATTACCAGATATAATTCAAGGTCTTGAAACAGTTGACAAGATGCGTCCAATCAAGTATACTTTAAAGGACGATAAAGATGAAAATCCAAAAATACATCTTGGCTTCTCTGCCCAAGAACTGTTAGATATCGTGCCAGAGGTGGTCAACTCAGACGAGGAAGGTTATCACAGTGTATCCTATGGAAAACTAGTACCTGTATTGGTCAAAGCAATACAAGAATTGACCGAAGAAGTTAGAGAATTAAAGAAAAAGACGGGGGAATAGGGTATGGGCGTTAGATTAAGTGGTTCACTTGGTTCAGGTGATGTAAATGTTGGAATTCTTCTTGGAAAAACTGGGACTGTATCTTTGAAAGATGCGTCGTCGGTGATAGGAGGGGGTACTACCATTTACGGAAGAACTAATGCAAGTAGTGGATATAATAGAATTAATTATTATTCTTCCGCAAGTGCCGCGGACGGTTCAACCCCCCACGGGTTAGCAGAATTTACTGGTTATGTTCATAATAATACTCCGTCAGGCACGGTTGATAGCGTGTCTAAGGGAATCAATACAGTTTCTTTTAATTGGACCAACCCTACTGGATTTAATGCAGATTCTGGGTCGGGAAACAATATATATTGGGACAGTACGGGGTATACTTCAGAAGCTAATGCTACTAATAATGGTGTTCCTACTACACTTTTAACTAATAGTACCTCTAATACTTTTACTAAAAATACTGGATTGACTGCCGATAGGTGGTATGTTTTTGATATACAATCAACTTGGAACGATTCATCACAAACATTTGTTGATGGTGACCGCGCCGGTGCCGCCGGTGGGTATTCGGTGGCCGGGGGGATACCAATTTCTATTGGAGGTACCGGCGGAGGATTTATTATAGGTCCGGTGTGTAGTAGTGCGCCAGTCATAAATAGTGCTGTGCAAACCACTGACCCCGATTCTTGTTTTGTTGGTACAGATGTAAATATAAGAATAAATATAACATTATGTGAGGGTGCAGGAACAGCACAATTACGAAGAGCCACAAGTACAGGAACGAGTTGGCCAAGTGGTTGGACAGTAATTGATTCTTCTATTTCAGATGGGTTTAGTGGAAATGTAAATGACCCAAATGCGACTTCTGGTAACAATTATTATTATAGATTATACTATAATAGTGTTGGTTCTGGAACATACGTACAATCTGGTCCTATTAGTGCTACCTGTAATCTAGTTTAATAAATTAATTATGAATAAGTTAATAGAACAAACAGAAAATATGTTTGAACGAGAAAAACAACAAACATATCCACCAAAAACACAAATGTTGCGTAATTTTGCAAAAGAACTTTGGGAAAGTGCAAAACTTAAAGGTTCAAATTTACCTGTTATAGTCCCGATAGAAGAATCTCTAGCAAGATACGCTATATGCACTTCTTGTCCAAAACTAACAAATGAATTTAGATGTATAGAATGTGGATGTTTTATGAAAAAGAAAACACATTTAGCTAGCGCTAGTTGTCCGTTAGGTAAATGGGACAAGTTTAATAAAGAATAAACACTATTTATTTATATACTTAAATGGAGGTAATTATGAGCGTTGTATTAGGATTATTAGTTGTTGCAATAGTAGTCGGTGGATTTGTATTTTTTGTTAGACAAAAAAAGAGTTCCAGTGGAGGAACAGTAGCTTCCGGCGGAACAGGCAGTTCAAAATCTTCTGGTAGTCGTGGAAACACAGAAATTTAATCATGAAAAAAGTAGCAATATACACAGGAAGGTTCCAACCTTTCCACAAAGGACATTATAGTGCTTACAAACACCTCGTTGATAAGTTCGGCGAGGAAAATGTCTATATTGCTACTAGTGACCCGAAGGAAACTACTGAAAAGGACCCATTTGATTTCCACGGAAAGAAAGAAATCATGCATTCTATGTTTGATATTCCGTCTGACCGTATTGTTCAAGTTAAAAGTCCCTATAGTCCAAAGGAAATCTTAGATAAGTATGACCCAGAAACCACTCAATTTATTACAGCGGTTGGTGAAAAAGACGGCGAAAGACTTTCGCAGGGTAAATATTTTAGAAGATATGATGATAAAGAACAGGACCCCGTTTCTTATGGTAAGGGCGGTTATTTTGTAACCGTTCCTAACTTTAAAGTAGACGATGTGGTTATGAGTGCAACCCGAATTAGAGATACTTTGGGTAGTCCATCTGTATCTATGAAAGATAAAGTAGATTTCTTTAAGAAATTATATGGAAAAATGGACCCAACTGTGTTCAAGATGATGACCAGTGGTATAGAAAGTGGATTACAAAAAACAAAAGAAAAGGTAGCTCTGAAAAAACAACAAGAAAAACCAAAAGACGGAGAAGAAACATCAACTAAACAAAAAGTTGACCGTTCTGCCTTGATGAAAAAGATTCACAATCCACAAACAAGACGAGATATCTTGGTCAAGACCGCATTAAACTATGATAAGGACCATCCTGCTTATAAATTAGCAAGAAAGATGTTCCAAACAGGAACTATGAATGAGATATTTGCTCCTGTATTGTTAGAAAATGCACTTATTAATCAATACAATTCGCTGGTTGATCAATATGTTGTTGGTGAAGACGAGAAAAAGAAATGTCGTATTGAACCAACTGATGATTACACAGAGATTGAGAAGAAATGTAAGAAGGCATACAAGAAAGGCGTCTTCTATTACCCTCTGGCATACGCCCTAAGAACCGCCAATCTACCAGATAACCCCAACGAAGACCCACAACCAGAACCTCAACCACAACCCGAACCAGAAGTTTCGGAGGCGGAGAGTTCTACTGAGCGTGTTAGAAAATACTATAAGAGACACCCAGAAAAAGTAAAGGCTTATCTTCGTAAGACTGTTGATGATAGAGTTGCTAGAAACCGTGACCGCGCTAAAGCCATAAAGAAATATGGTGAATCAAAAATGAAAAACCACGATGTCCATCATCCAAATGGTGCACAGAATGGTAATTGGAAACTAGCAAAGAAAGACCACGGTAGAGATAAGAAGAATGAACAGGCACTATTTGAAGGTGGTGCTGCCGGACATATGATGCATCCATATGAAGATATGGAATTGACCTTTGGTGAATACAAAGACATGATTACACAGGGTCTAGTGGGTTCGTTTGGTGAGGATTCACAAATGACAGAGAAACTAGACGGTCAAAATATCGCATTTACGGTGATTGATGGTCAAATTAGATTCGCTAGAAACAAAGGACACGTAAAAAATCAAGGTCAGGACTCCTTGACAGTCAAAGGAATAATAGATAAATTTGAAGGTAGAGGAGCAATTCAACGAGCGTTCGTTGGTGCCGCCGAAGATTTGGAAAGTGCGTTAAAACAATTACCCGCCGACCAAGTTCAAAAGATGTTTGGTAATGGTTCTACCTATATGTCAACCGAAATTATCCTACCAGATAGTGAAAATGTAATTCCATATGGTAAGGCAGTCTTGGTTTTCCACGGAACAATGACCTATGATGAGGATGGAAACAAGGTAGACCAGAATCCAGAACACGCTACAGAACTAAATGACTTGGTAAAACAGTATGGTCAACAACAACAAAAGGTATTTGGTATCCAAGGACCACACGTAATTACATTTAGTGACGAAAATAGTGATGAATTGAAAGAAAGAGTTAGAGAATATCATAGCCAAATTGATAGATTAGCTGGTTCAATTAGTGCTGATGACAACACACCAGTTAGTGAATACTATAAAAAGTGGTGGGAAAACGAAATTAAACAATCATTATCCTCCGCGGGACTAGAAGCGGATGTTGACGAATTAGATGCATTGGTCAATCGTTTTGCCTTTGATGATAAGTCAGTTAAAGCAGGAACATTTTCACCAGAAATGAGAAGATGGTTAGCTCAATATCAAACACAAGTATTTCCACAGAAACAAAAAGAAGCTAGAGCACCATTTGAAATGATATTCCTACGAGCCGGCCAAGATAGTTTAAGTAGAATTAAAGATTTCTTGGGGTCAAATAATCCAGAAGCCGTAAGTAAGTTAGAAAGAGAAATAGAAAAGGTAAGAAGAGCACTCAAGGGACAAGATTTGGGTGACGCCGCTGAAAAATTAGCACAAGAATTTGAACGACTAGAACAGATTGGGGTTGATAGATTAGTTCCAAGTGAAGGTTTGGTCTTTATGTATAATGGAAGACCGTATAAATTCACAGGTGCTTTTGCTCCAATCAACCAGATATTAGGAACATTTAAATTTGGAACACCCGCTGGACAACAACAGGCACCAGCTGCACAACCCACAGGCGGTGCAACTGTCGGTGATAGAAACTTCATCAAACAGTTCTATGGTGAAAAGATTAGAAATCCAATGACAGGTAAACAAATTACACTACAATCTGCATTAACATACGCAAAATCACATCCAGCTTATAAAGCTGCGTTACAATTCCTACAAGGAAAGGTAGGACAAAAGGAAGGTTAAGGTTATGTCATATAAAAAGAATGAGTTAACGAATGTCCACAGGGGTGTTCAAGAAACTATTCAAAAGAAAATGAATACTTACGCCAACAAAATCGTTGTTGGTCAGTATACGGGCAAGAAAGAACCAATCAGACAAGACGGTGAAGTTTGGACAGACGATGAAAATCGTCAATGGGAAATGAAGGACGGTATAAAACAAAGAATCAGTCCTCTTCAGGGTGCTAAAACTCCTTGGTGGTGTCCTGTTTGTAATAAAACCATGAATAGTTATGATATCAAAGCGTGGAGAGTTCACGCACATTGTCTTGATTGTGTTGCCAAAGAAGAAACTAGAATGAAAATTGACGGTGTTTGGGAAGAACATCGTAAAAAAGAAATGTTAAAAAGTCAAATTTCTTATCTAACAGAAAAAATAGTTGAGTTGACATATTATCACGATACAGTTTCTAATCCAGAATTCATGACGTTTGATGACCAAACTGGTGCAATCCTAATGGTTGATAAATATCAAATCCCACTAGAGAAGGTCAAGAAAGACATTATGGAAGAAGTGGTTAGTATGAACAAAATTTTGAAGGAAAAGGAAAGAGAATTAGAAGAATTAATGGAGAATTCCGATGTTTAAAGCATTTTTACAATTATTGAAAGATAATTTGCATATAATTCCATTGGTGTTACTATCTGTTTTTCTTAGTTCTTATGTCACTTCTATGTTTAAGCAAGATGAAATGGACGTTTATATTGAACAATATAACGAATTTAAACAAAGAGCAGAACAAACCGAACAGTTTGCAGACAGTTTAGATAAATTGGTAGATGGATATAGGGAAGAAATAGAAGAATTAAATGATTCCATTTTTATACAAACTAATAAATTAAGTGATGCTGAGACTAGAGTTGCTGATTTAGGTAGAAGAACGGCTAATTTAAGAGAACAATTAAACGATTCTTTGATGTCTCATGTTCCAGAACCAGTAGTAGCATATATTGATGGATTGGAAGAAGAGAATATAGCATTAAAAGATAATGTAACTGCCGCTAATACATTGATTTTCACTCTCCAATCTCAGAACGATTTATTAAGTACATCACTAGCTCTTCAAACCACAAGAGCTGATTCACTTGCGGCCATTGTAGCGGCTATTCCAGAACCACCTAAGAACCCAAATAAGGTGTTGGGTTTCCTTCCTAAACCAACTAGAACCCAAACATTCATACTTGGGGCAGTAGTTGGTGGTGTTGCCGCGTGGAAACTTATAGGATAATCTATGTCTACTGACTTAAAAACAATCATTAAACGAGAGTATACCAAATGTGCTCTTGATTGTGAATACTTTTTAAGAAAATATGTCTATATTCAGGTTCC